TTAGTAATGAATGGTGTCTTAAATGAGCTTAAAGGAAAGAGCAGTCTTTATAATAAACTTTATGCATCAACAATAGGAAGCAGAGCTTGGAATACATTTAAAAGAACATCATCAACTAAAGGTGTTTCATTAGATGAAAACAACAACTTGGTAAACTCAATGCCTATATTTTATACTGGTGTACCTAGAACAGATGCTGAGCTAGACAAAGTATCTAAAGAAATACGAGCTAAAAAAGATGAGTTAAAAAAAGGTGAAATTAGTTCAGATGATTATAAAACAGATATAGCAGCACTTAATGGTAAAAGACAACGGTTAAGATCAAAACCATCAATGGGTCAGATAAGTACAGACTTAACTTCAAGTCTATTAAAGTTTAGTGCAATGGCACAAAACTATGAGACTATGAGTACTGTAGAAGATACTATGAATGCTTTTGTTAAGGTTATAGAAAGTAGAGAGTATGAACCTTCTGGTGATACTAAACTAACTACAGTAACTAAAGATGGTATAAAGAAAGCAGTTGGTGTAAAAGCTAGTACAAGCACACAACAAAGTAATGTAGAAAGAAGAGCAAAGAAGTGGATAAACATGGTCTTCTATGACAATGAGCTTATAAGTAAAGGTGCTTTTGATAAAATAGCAGATGGGTTAATACAACTGTCTTCTTTATCTTATGTAGCATTTAACCCATTTGGTAACTTTAATAACTACGTTATTGGTAGAATAAATAACAACATAGAAATGTTGGGAGGCAGGTTCTACAAGAAAGGATCTTATATGAGGTCTTCTGCTGAGTTTAATAAAAAAGCTTTAATGTCTTTAGTACAAAGAACTTCTTATACAGGAGAAAGCACACGTGATCTTGCTGATATAGCAACGTTTGGTATGATACCTGGTTTAGGAAAATCTGATTATGATCCAAAGAAAGCTAATAATAAGTGGGAAGCTTTTGTAGATATGTTTAGAATGATGGACAGTATGTCAGACTTACGTGAACAAGGAGCAGGTTATGAAACTTCTCAAGGTAAGAGCTGGTTTGATAGAGCTTCTAAATGGGGTTATGTTATGCAAGATGCTGCAGAATATAATGTACAAACTAAAGTAGGTATGGCAATGCTTATGGATATTGTGGTTAAGAACACAACTAAAGGCCATCCATTAGAAGGGACAGAACTATCTTTTTATGATGCATTTACTTATAATTCAGAGACTCATGAAAATGAAATTAAAGAAGGTTTTAATACAATCATATATAATGGGGTTGAGCAAGAGTACACTGATGCAATTAGATATGAGATTAGAAATAAAATACGTGAGGTAAACAAACAGATACATGGTAACTATGCTAAAGAAGATAGAATGGTTATTCAAAGTAATACTATTGGAAACCTTGCAGCTCAATTTAAAAAGTGGGTGGCACCAGCAGTAAGAGCTAGATACCAAAGAGAATACTTTGATCAAAACTTAGGTTGGATGGAAGGTAGATATTTATCTTTTTGGTCTTTCTTAGGTTATGCTAAGAGAGAAATTATGAAAGGTAATATTGCCTTTACTACTTACGGTCAAGGGTTTATGGAAGCCCAGGTTAAGACAGTGACAGGAAAAGATGGTGTTAAAAGGAAAATAGGATATGATGGTAAAGGTGGTAATGCAGATCAACGTGCTCAGAATAAACTGTTTGGTTTTTACAGAACTATGGGTGAGATAGGTATCATATTAAGCACATTAGCAATCAGCATGATCTTAGATAATATACTTTCTGATGATGACGATGATGACTTAACTAAAAGACTTAAGAATATGATTAAGTATCAAGCACAGAGAGCTTATAAAGAAACTGTAATATTTAATCCTATTCCAGGTTTAGGTGGATATACACAAATGCGTCAGATGTTTGACTCACCATTAGCTGCATCAAGAACTATGGGGGAGCTAGCAGAAGCAATGTATTATCTTGTAGCTACACCTTTAGCATATACAACACAAAGCAAAGATGAATTTTATTTAAACTCTGAACATGTATATCAAAGAGGAAGTAAAAAAGGCAGTTTAAAAGTTTATAAAAACTGGAAAGATGTTCTTCCTATTATATACTCTATACAGAAATACAACTCATACTTACAGAATGATGATTTTTATATGGGAACTAAATAACTAATGCCAGACATATTAACAGGTAAATAATTTTAATGTACCACTTAGAAAGTGTATATTATTGTATAACCGTTGAATATTAAATGGCTCAAAGAATTAATAAATGACAACTAAATTATCAATAGTGAGTATAACAGCCTTCTGTACGTATTTATGTACGTACTTTTTTGATTTATCAATGCAAAACATGGAACAATACTTAGCTGTTTGTTCAGTATTATGGTTAGACGGAATATTTGGGGTTTGGGCTGGCTGTAAAAGAGAAGGCTTTAAAACCTATAAAGCATTAAGGATAACGAGAAACACCTTTGCTTGGATAGCCATACTTACTGTTATCCTTATGATAGAAAAAGGTTTTACAGGTACAGGCTGGCTATCCGAGGTGATTGTAGTACCCTTTATGATACTGCAACTTATAAGTGCTCTAAAGAATGCTTCAATGGCAGGCCTAATAAAAACAGAAGAGCTCAATAAAATTCTAGATAGAATTGATAATCACAAAGGACTTAGAAAATAGAGTCCTTTTTTAATGAGTCAATATATTTAGCTCTATCATATTCATCTTGTATTGAATCTTGCTTAGTATAGATAATAAGTTTTCCTTCATCAACATACCAGTCTAATACATCCGGGTCTTTATCAGGATTATACTGTGGCTTGCAACCTAGGCAAACCAACAGTAATAATAACCTAACCTTCACAACTACTACATTCTAAAATGTTTCTTGCAAAATCTTGTGCACTACTCTTACTAAATTGATAGTATAAAGTTTTGACACCTTCTTCCCAGGCGTACATGTATAGTTGATTGATATGCTTGGCAGACACAGATGGATCAATCATTAAATTTAATGACTGTGACTGATCAATATACTTTTGTCTCTGTGCTGCTTGTAATACAATCTCTTTTGGTGATATTTCAACAAATGATTTAAATACTTTTTTTGTAGGAAAATCTAAGTGTTGAACACTACCATCTTTCTTTAAGATAGATTTCCAAGTCTTGTCTGTATTTAGACCGTACTTCTCAAGCTCCTCTTCTAAAAACGGGTTCTTATAAATAGTCTTAGACTTAGCAAGATCCTTAATAAAGTAATTAGACTTGATAGGCTCTATACCCATAGACACAGCACCGTGTATAAATGAACTAGACTTAGTAGGAGCAATGGCCATAAGAGTGGTGTTAGCATACCCTTCTCTAAGAGACGTGTATCCATACTCATTATGCAACTCTCTAGAAGCAATCTCACTTCTATCTTTAAGTGTTCTAAAGATTTCACTGTTCAATCCTTTAGCTTGCAATGAGTCAAACTCAAGAAGCTTTGATTGAAACAAAGAATGATATCCTAACACACCAAGACCAATTGCTCTATGCTTCTCAGCAAAGTTAAACGCTCTCTTCATGCCCGGCATAGTCTCAGACTTAATAATGAATTCATCCATTACTGCATTTAAGAAATACACATATGTTTCAATTGCGTCAGTCTCTTTTATCTGGTCCCAATGTAATAGGTTAATAGAACCTAAGCAACATACAAAAGAGTTATAACTATCAGTAGGAAGCTGGATTTCTGAACATAAATTAGATGCTGTAATTTCCAACCCAAGTTCTTTGTAAGGAGAGTTGTTATTAGAATTATCTTTAAACATAACATAAGGAAATCCAAACTCACTTCTGTTCTGAATAATCTTAGCCCATACCTTACGCTTACTTTTATCTCCTTCTTTCATTTCAGTCATCCATTGATCAGTAACTGTAACACCATACTGTAAATTTTGTATAGGGTTACCTTCTGTACCAATATCTAAGAACTCTAAGATATCCGCATGCTCAACTGGTAGGTATACTGCACAAGCACCACGTCTAGCCTCAGATTGCTTGCATACATCTACTACAGTATCATATATCTTAGCGTAGTGCACTGGACCATCAGCAAAACCACCTGTAGATATTTCAGTTCCTCTTGCTCTAATGTTGCCAATAAAAGCACTTGTACCTCCCCCATATTTACTCATCATTCCAATCTCACGACCGGCATTTAAAATACTATCTAAGTTATCATCAACGTTAGATCCATAGCAACTTATAGGTAAACCTTTTTGTTTACCAAAATTAATCCATACAGGAGTAGACAAAGAGTAAAACCCTCTTGCCATATAATCCTCAAACTTTTCTGCAAAGCCTTTTATATTCAAATACTTTTCTGCTTTAATAGCAATGTCTTTGATTCTTTGTTCAGGGCTTTCTGATATATACCCTCTTGATAAAAATGTGCGGCTGTCTTCATTCAGCCAGTAATACTTATTATATTCCATTGGTTTTGTTTTTAAAATAAATCATCAACTGTGATGCTTTTGCTTTTCTTGTTATAGTCAACACTCTTTTTGTAAAAGAAGTCTCCTTCTTTGGTGCCAGTTATCTCAATATCAAACCATTCTACTGCTTTTAATATTTCTTGATCAACTTCAAAGATTGGTTTCATGCCTATCTTTTCTAGAGAGTTGTTGAATCTATTTTTTATAAAGTGTTGTATTGTATTCTGTGGTAAGAAGCTAAGTTCTCCTTTCTCAAAGATCCAATCAAGTATACCGCACTCTGCTCTATATGCTTTTCTACATGCTGAATCTATTAGATCTTCAAACTCTTGATCAAACCATTCTGGATTTTCTCTTTTGATTATATTAATAATCTCAGCACCAAAGTTACCATGTATTTCCTCTTCTTTACTAGTAGCCTCAACAACATTAGATATACCTTTAAGTACATTCTTTTCTTTGTTAAAGCTCATCATAATTAAGAACTGACTAAACAAGCTTACGTGCTCTATAAATAAAGAGAATAGCAATACAGATTTAGTATACATTTTATTGTCTCTAGAACGTGTACCATCTAAGTACTTCTTTAAAT